TGATCTTCAACATGCGTTCGAGACCCACGGCGCCGTGAGTCGCGATGGTCGTCAGAGACGCGGTCCGCGCGCCGATGCGCATTTCCATGGCATCGCCCGACTCGCGACTCTTGCTGCTCGTGTCTACAATCTCGCCGGCTCGCGACTGGATCAGCTTTCGGTCGTTCTCAAGCGCGATGCGAAGTTCTGGCAGCCCTCTGCCCGACACCTCAAGGTACTTGGCTTCGGCCCACTGCTGATCACCGAGGTCAATGTGAGCGCCGGCACCAATGCGCAGAGGCTTGTGCTCTGGTCCCTTGGTCTGTGGCATCCCCTTGGTCACCAGGGTGGCCTGGGTGCTCGCGTGAAGTTCGGCGCGGTAGTCGGCTTCAAGCCGATACATGGCCAGCGAGTGGTCAGCTACGCCCAACAGCGGTGGGTCGCTAGGCTTGGATGTGGTGCTGGTAGCGTTGATGAAGGTGAAAGGGATCTGGTTCAGGGTGCGACCCTGAATCTCAGGGCTGAACATCATGTTCTCGTCGAACAGCGGGTCACCGCCACGGCCTTCTTCTGCGAAGACACCCAGGCGGTACACGCCTTCCTCTTCGTTCGTCTCGCCGGGTCCGAGTAGCAGCACGCGGTACTGGGTATGGTCTTCCCACGAGAAAAGTCCGTCCCGCTTCACGCCGGACTCATTCAAAACCACTAGGTTTAGTGTTTCGTTGATCTCACCCCGATACCCCGCGTCCCAGTTCGTGATGTCCTCACAATTGTAGAGCGCGATGTACGGCTGGGGGATGCCTTGGACTGAGGTTGGCAGGTCGACGAGAAGACCCAGACGGCCCATGGCGATCTGGTTTTCGTAAATTCGGTTGAGCAACTGGTCGATCGACTCGCCCTCAATCGTCGCGCGCTTCGAGATGTACTCCAGCGGCCCGGTCAGCCCCTCAAACACCGGGGGCTTGAGGCCCAAGAGGCCAAGAATCATCCCGACGGCATCGGCATAAAAGCTGTGGAACAGAGCCCGCGTCAGGTAGGCATTGTAATTCAGCTTTCCGAGGGCCTTCGGGTCAGCGTCGTAAACCCCGTCGTGAACCATGCCCTCGGTTGGGGGCAGGTACCGGCGCCCACCATCTCGAGCCTTCACGGCATCCTGGCCGGCCCAGCAGTCGCGACACCGCTGCCACTGCTCAAGTCGGCAGTCGTAAAGCGGGTGGGTGGCTGAAAGAGTATCGTCTGTGCTCATTTTGTGGGCTCGTTGCCGGCGTTACGCGAGGCTTCAGCGTAAATGTCCGACATCTGCTTACGCTTGGGTGCCAAACGAGCGTTTTTGAGGGCTTTGGCCTTGGCCTTTTCCCTCATGATTTCATCGGCCAACTCGTATCCGAGTCGGCCAATGCCAATTACCAGGCGGATTGCTTGTAAAACGTTCATTTTTAACTGGCGCCAGTCGGAAAGATACCATAAGATGTGGAAACGGACAACCAAGGCGGGAAAGCGTAAAATGCAGTATCTAGGTGGCAAATCCCGGATCGCCAAACAACTCGCGGCCGTTATCGATCAATACAGGGAACCCGGGCAGTTGGTCTGGGATGCGTTCTGCGGTGGTCTCAGTATGAGTACAGCGTTGAGTATAAAAGGTCCGGTTTTCAGTTCTGACGCCTGTCTTCCATTGATTAGCCTTTACACGGCGGTTCAGCAAGGATGGGAGCCCCCGACGGAAGTAACACCGGACCAGTACAGAGCCGCTAAACTACTGCCCGACACCGATCCGTTCAAGGCGTTCTGTGGTTTCGGTTGTTCGTTCGGGGGTAAGTGGTTTGGTGGATACGCCAAAGGGTTTAACGGTCCTTTGACGTATCCACAACTGGCCTCCAGAAATGTCAAAAATGGTGTAAAGGGTAAAACCTTCGCCTGTGTCGACTTCCTGAAAGAAAACCCTTGTGCGGACCGCGGAATTCTCTATCTGGATCCGCCCTACCGCGGCACCACGGCTTACGCAGGCACCGGTCGATTTGACCACGACCTATTTGTCGTAAAAATCCAAGAATGGGCTCAGTTCACGGATGTTTTTGTGTCAGAATATGATCTGCCCGTCGGCCAAGTAGTCTGGGAACGAGCGTCAAGAGGTACGTTGGGTAAAACCCACGGCGTAGCCCACGTCGAGCGTCTTTACCGCATTGTTAAAGGATCAGTAAAGTGAAAAGCGAAGAATTTCAATTCCGGCGTCTACCAGAACCGCACCCCGGCATGGGGTTTGGTAAGTATTACGGCTGGAATCTCCGGGCCAGCGGCCGACGGCTGTTCATGAACGCGATGCAGGAACTGGCGGAAGACTTGCCGCCGGACCCGTGGGAGGGGGTTGAATGACCCTTCGATTCGAGCGCGTCAGCCACCGACGAACGGACTTACAGGACGACCGTAAGTGGCCCACACCGTGCATGCCTTACGGCCGTGGTTCCATTGGCCAGACATGGACGATTCTGAAGAGTGGGCCGGGGTGGCTGCTGATGTTGATCGAAGAAGAGAAACCTGTGGTTATTAGAGGATGGTATCCGGAATGAATTTTACTTCTCTATAACATCCTAGACCGCTATTTTAGGTTGAAGGCGTTCCCTCAACTACCGGTTCCGGATTGAAGCACCCGCAGGGGTGCACGGAGCATACGGCCGCTAGGTCTTGTTCGGTGATTCGGCTGTATTTGATGCTGGTCGACGGGTAGCACATGGAGAACCTGTCGCACGGATGGTGCCCGCTGCGACGCAACGAATGACCTATCTCGTGAACCAGCACCTGCTCGCGATTGGCTTCGGGCATTTCCTGATCAATCTTGATCTTGGTCGTTTGCCAGCCGTCATTGGTCCACGACATGCCATCGCCGTAAAAGTTGGTATCCCAGCGAACTCGATGCTGCGGGTTGAACGCACTTACGTCCAGGTCTAAGCACGTGGCTGCCCGCCAACGGGTAATGGCTCGGTGCAGGTAGGGAACCAGCAGGTACTTACTACCACCGGAGCCAGCGTAAACCCAAAACAACTGACGATTGCTCGGTGCCTGGGCACTGGCAACCCCTACCATTAGGAAGGCTGCCAGTGCTAGGATTGCCAGGCGTTTCACTGTCAGAGCGCCTTGAACTGACGGTTGGCCGTCATCTTGGCCTTGATGGCCTGCCCGTTGGGCGTCGTGCTCGCGAGTGATACAGTCCAGTCGAACCGGTCGATCAGGTTGTTGCCCGGCAGACCGCCGTCGCCCGTAAGGGCCCAGTGCTGGTATGACAGACCGAGCGAATGTGCATGATCCATCAAGGCCAACTCGCCCGTCGTGCCGATATCATCTTCCCAGTCAAACCCGGGAATGAAGCACAGACCCGACTGCGCGCACTTCGTAAGCGCTTGTTTGGTGCCCGCGAGACCTGCCGCAACGCCCGCGCAGTTCTGGTACCACTGACTGCCGGCCGTTGACTCCTTCCAGTACGCCTGGAAGGTGAAGACCACCTGCTTGAGGGGGTCCAGATTTACGACTTGAGCGCCGCTCTTCAGCGGGAACTCAACTCGGCGGCCACCCTGCGGCGCGCCGACCTTGATGATCGACTTGTGGCCCGCGGCCCGAAGGTCGTCGATAAGCGACTTGACGCCCGCGATCCAGCGCGCGTCATCACCGTCCTGAACCTCGTCGGTCTCAACCTCGCACTCAAGGAACACGTGCGGGCAAGCGTTGCATACGGCAACGATTTCCGGCTTGCAAAGCCACGCTCGGCCGCCAGAGATGTGGTCAGCGTTGACGCCGATGATCAGGCCTTCCGCCTTGGCCGCGTCACACCATGCCTGGACCGCAGCAGCGCTGCTGCTGGACGCTCGAAACAACGGGCTGATGGTGTTGGCACCGAGCGCCTTACAGCGCTTGGCAATCTCCACCGGGCCGACATTCAGTACGTCGGTCAGAATCATCAGCTCGATACCGCGAAGCTGAACCTCTTCACCGTTGCGGGTGTAAAGCTTGCCGCCGGCCGTGTAGAGCCGAGGGTGGCTGCCCATGGGTGGCGGAGGCGGAGGATTGACGGGCGGAGGCGGCTGGGCCGCGAGTTGTGCCTTGAGAGCCAGGACTTCCGCCTCAAGGGCTACGATTTTCGCCTCACGGTCGGCGAGTTTGCTGTTGGACAACGAAAGCGCGGCTCGAAGGTCGGAAATTTCTTTCTCGACTCGGTCGATTTCTGCTTTCGTGACTTCGTATTTGAGAGTATACTGCATTTTGATGATTCCTTCTCGGCCTTGGTCGGTCGGGTGGCATCATAATGCAGTTGATACGTAAGTGCAAGAGTGACGCGGTGTGTCAGGAATGTTGAGGCAAGAATGGTATGTTAGGTTTTACCTTACGCACCGTTCTGTTGTTGCCGTCAGTACAGCCCCGTCGTTGACCCGACCCTGGCGTCGCGGCCGTCGGCGAGGATTCTGTAGCGGAGAGTGTCTTGGATGTGGTACTCCCCGCGCTTGGGTATGTCGTCCGTATCCTTTTCGTCCCGAGGGGTGACGGGGAAGTGCTGTAGGGTGTGTTTGAGGGTGTTGAAGAAGAATAGGCCAGGGAGTTCCCTTAGTTGAGGCTTCTCTTTGTCGGGAACGCATCGCTTGAGACGATCGCGAATCATGTTCCACCCTGTTTTTCTTGTTCCTCCGCCTGAATTCTTGTCGGCCCTAGACCACCTGACACCGGGAAGTTCCCTTCCGTCGTCAAGACGAATAGGTCGCAGCATGTCCGTAGAAATGTTCTGCCCTCTCTGAATCTCTGTGAATATCTGGGTGTCAGCCGGGCCTGGCACTACACGATCGTAGATGCCCCATTCAATTTCATTCTCCAGAATACCTTTAGCGACTTCTACTGCTGTGAGTTTAAGTCCTTGGTTAATCTGGCCGTTTGTACCATACCACTCACGAATGACGAAGATGTCGCCGGCTACGGACGATCGCCAGTTGCCCTCTGCATCCACGTAATCGCTACCGTTAGACTCCGCATACCACAACACACAAAAAGGTGTTGATGACCCCCAGTCCATAGATCGGTCGATTTTCCATCCAGCAGGAATGGGGAATGGCTCGACTACGTGGTATCTACGGTCCCATACGTCGTCGAACATGCCACCTGCAACAACACTCCAGTCGCCGTCAACCCACGCTCGTCTAACGGCGTCGTTTGGTGCCTGCTTCGCTATGTCGGCCAAGTACGTTGGGTTTGCCTTCATGAATATGTCGTTCAAACGTACATCGATGAAGATACTCATCCGCGGTCGTGACCTCACATTGACAAGAGGATCGTCTGACCAGCGTGACAACTCCTCACTGTTCATGTCATCGTAAAGAATTTTACGATCCATGTGTGGCAATTGCCAACGTCTTAGCGTCCAGCTGTTGCCTGACAGCCATACCGCACCGTTCTGGCGAATAAAAAACGTCTCGGTTTCCGGCACTGTGAGGCAGTATACTGTACCGTCAAATGGTGCAGTTGATACATTCATTCGTTTATTTACGGTTGACACGTCGTAAACATGCTGGCCCGTTATTACCTCGATCGGCTTGGGTGGGCACAGGCCTACTTGGTAAGACAGACCTCGGCGGTTAGCCCGCTGACGACTGCTCATGAAAATTCGTCGACCCAGCTTGACACCAATCTCACAAACATCGTCAGCCAGTTGCTTGGATGTTGTGTAATACACGTCTTTGCACCCGTCTCCCATCATAAGAGTGCGCAGTAGTGCAGTCAGTGTCTGTGGCCCGCTCTCCAGTAGTTCACGTGGTATGAACTTGTCGCGACACTTACCAAACTGTC